AGTCTCTCCCAGTAGCGCCAAATCATTTCTTGAAGAAATATAAGTTGGGTGCTCCGCATATATGATTGGGTCTGTTATTTCAAATGGAGCAGCACTGGAAGATACTATAGCTGAGCCAGTGTTTCTTGTTCCCGAGGTGGAGTACCCCGTCCATGTTCCGTTTGATAAACGCCCAGAATAATCTAATACCTTAGAATCAGTTGCAGAAACCTGCGTTATACCTTCATTGAATTTATAATACACTCCAAGAGTGCTATTATTATATGTTGTATTTGCACCACCATTAACAGCGGTAAACCAATTCTGTCCTATCTCTACAGAACTTCTGGGCTCTTTCCAGAACCTAAATTCATCTAAAGATGCTGACAGCTTACCGTCTCCTGCTGGTATTACTGCACCACCAGTAAAGTTGGCTAAATCTACTACGTTAACAGTGCCTGCACCATGAGCAACTGCACTAGTAATATTTCCTGATGTACCGCCCTTGATAATTGTTAGGGTAACTTTAGTACCTGAACTTCCTGCTGATGCTGAAAGACCCTGAACACCTACTCCTGATGACCCGTCGCCCGAAACGTTGCCGTATGTTATTCTACTATCTGCCTCACCATTGATTGCTTTCACAACTAGAGCAGCATTAGCTGTGTCGTTTGAACCTGCGGTACCGATTGTAATGTGGTTTGCACCCGCACTTGAGGGTGAACCAGCAGATGAGATGTCAAATTTTATTGTTATTGCAGTATTAGATCCACCTGCGGCAAGTGGTATTGTTATATTAAACTTAATAGCAGGATCACCAGCGGCTTGATACCCTGCCATATCTATGGCATCTGTAGCAGTTGCTTGGGCACCATAACCATTAGTCTCTATTGGTCCTGGGGCTGTCCTTAGAGCACCCAAACGACCTATTAAACTACCAGTAACTAAGTTAATGGAAGATCCCGTAAGGATGTTGCTTTGCTTGCATGTGCCATTTTCATAAAGACTAATAGCAGTTGATGCTCCGCTACTTGAGAGAACAAAAGCATAATGATCCCACGAACCACTTCCTAGTGTCAAGCCACCAGCAGTTGGAACTGCTGCCTTGAAAACGCCGCTAGATCCTGACTGATAAGACACATAAAATCTATCTGCTGAACCTGAATCCGTTTCAATAGTTAGGCGACCATAATCATGAGATCCACTTGATACACCATTCCAGACATCTAGAATAACTTCTGTTGGTGAAGAAGTAGAACTGTCAAATTCAGTTTTATTATAAAAGAATTCAATTGTTGAACCACTAACACCACCAAATTCTAAATTGTTTGATAGGTGCGATCCAGTTGCATAGAATGTCCCACTATGTGGACCACCATTAAATTGTATGTATTCAGCGGTAGTTGGTGTGGTATAACCTTGTTTAGAAGCACCATCAGTGCCATAAGTAGCCCCTATGGTTACATACCCTGTAGTTCTAGGATATTCATTATCTAAGATATGTTGTTCAAATGGAGTTAGGTCATTGAAGAATTCTAACTTTTCTTTTGAGCTTCCATCATATGGATAGTAATCCTTGATGTATGTAAATGTGTCGTAGTAATACCTATAAGCAGAACCATACTTTACAAAGTTTTCTGGTTTTGAATAATCTAACTTTGGAATAAAGGTGGTACTCTTTTGAACCGCCTCCTGTATTTGCTCAATAGACTCAACATTATCTCCCAGCTTCTTTCCTGTGCTGGTTGCTACGTTTCCTATTTTACCTGCTTTTTTAGCATCAAATAACTTTTTAATACTCATAGTTTACGGTTCTTCAACTCTAAATTTAAATATTTCTGGCTGCTCAATATAGTCGCCCTGCAAAAGGTAAGCAAACTGAATACCATAACTAAACCCTGCCTCAAACGGCTCCATATTAAGTTCAAAGTAATTTCCACTTACATCGTAAGACATTTTAGTATACTGCAACGTACCAGTGCCATAAGATATAACCTCTAAATTATCCTCTATTCTAAAAACCTTGTAGTAGGCATCTTCAACAATGGTATTTTCTACTGCTACTGAAGCAACAGAATAGATTGTTGGTTGCCATCGTTTTGGGCGAACAAATACTCTAAACACTGGTTTGTCTTTGGTAGAATATGTTGAATTTAGGTTTGTTATCTTAGACATGAAAGGTTCAGTTCTGTCTTCCAACTTTAGTTTAAATGAAGAGGGAGTGAACGATCCAGAAAAGAATTCTGTTGAACCAGTATGCCACACATCATATAGTTCTGAAAAAGAACTTGTTGTTGCAAATGAAGCTGTATATACTCCAGTTATTTGCTTGCCGTTTTCTACTAACTTGCCAGCCTCTACGGCGGTAACAGCAGCACCTGTTGCATCAGTGACAATTGTTCGTATACCAACTGGTATTTCATTAGATGAGGCTGTATAAAAAGCTACACTAAGGCGATCGTGAGCTAACCCAACTATATCTGTAAGTTGTCCTCTAAACTTATTATACAAATACAGAGTATTAAGATTATTTGGACCTGACAACACTGAACTACTTAATATGAAACTCCCTCTGTGATCTTTTCGGGAGTCATTCCACCTTGCCTCAATAACAGGCTTCTGCATGACAAATTCCGTGCTTCTACCATGAAACATTTTAGTAAATAATGAACCTGAAGATCCAGTAATCGCTGCTTGGGTTTGTTTAATAAGAAACCCATAGTTATCTTTTGCCCCGCCAAGCCAGTCTTCTATAGCAGGGGTAACCTCTATTTCAAGATCTTCGTTTCCTTTTGTAAATAACATGGACCCAGAAAAGTTGTCTGTAGCTTGTATAGAGTGGTAATCAGATCCTGTTGTTGTCCAGGCAACTGCATTGGTTGCATTTTTCCAATTGCACTTGCCGACATCAGTATAATTTTCCATGTCTAAGCCACGACCCTCGTCCCACGATCTAGATAGTATTTTTACATCAAGTATTAGGTTTTCTGGTGTAGTATCTGCATGATCTGCGTTGAACATCTTAAGATAAAAGTTGACCGACCCTGATGCTGGTATTGTCCCTGCTGACCTGTCTGTGCTAATCTTATCAACATCAAACTGAATCAGGATTCTTGCCTCTTCAGCATTTTGTGCTCCGATACTAGCAGATGTTTGCCCATGAATAACAAACGTTTCAAGTATATCAGAAGCCCCCATATTAGAGCCTGTAGCTTTTGTTCTTAGATCTGCCTTAAACGCATTGGTAATTGTATTATCTTGAGTTGCGTCATATCTTTTGATAGCCATTATCTAGCAACTCCCTGGACATCTTGATCAAAATCTCGTATTTCAAACACAGTGTTATCGGGCGCAGATATAATCTTTCCATCTGGGCTTGTGTTTAGGTCAATATCAAATGGAAATTGACTGTACCCAGATTCTGTTTTTGTATCAACATCAACAAATACTGTATCTATAACGCCTGGCACTCTATTTAGTACCTTAAATACATCAGAGATATAGAAAGGTTCACCCATGTTTTTCTTTGTTCCAAACTCATCTTTAATCTCAGCGATACATGCATTGAGAACATCAAACTTATTGACGTCTACATCAGTAACAACTTCAAAATCAATTGACAAGTTGACAATCCTCCCTGGTATGATATCAATAGTATCATTAATCATTTTATACTGATTCAGCCAGTTTTTTAAATTATTTAATAAAGTTATTGATGGAGTTATAAAATTTTGATTGACATCCTCTGACAAAACATGTAAATTAAGATTTCTTTTGAATGAATCTTTGTCTTGAGATATGGACGCTCTCTTAATGGAACCAAAGCCTCTTGGCATTCTGTAACATAAAGCAATGTAGTCTTGTTTTGTTACTGCTCTATTCTGTGAAGCATAAGAATCAAATGCTCTTGTTCTAACTTCTTCTTGATCTGGTTCTGATACGTCGCCGACTATCGCTTGTTCGTTTGTTGATTCTATAGTTGATAAAATATATTCTACTACATTTTCCGAGAGTGAAGCTCTGTTTTTAAATACAAGATTTGGCTCTAATGCGGTTGTAATTGTATTTACTGCTGCGTTGGATGTAACTGCGTCATTCGCACGATAAGCAATCGTTAGAACAGTGTTCTCTGGTGCAACACCAAACTTATCATTTTTAATTAAGTTGCTTGGGTCAAATGAATCATCTGTTTGGTAGTTTCTTCCGTGCACATCTAAAACTACATCCGCAGGGTCAGCAATCAAATCTGTTGTGAGGTTGTCTGAAGATCCAAACCCAAATTGTATGTAAGTCTCACCGTCTTCAAAGTCAACTGTAAACCTTCTTGGAACTGGCTTAAGTCTTAAACTAAATGGAACTGATGTCTTATCACTTGCTCTGTTTTCTATCTGTTCATAAATAACATTCTGCGATAGGTATGGGACTTCATAATACTGATTACCTTCTGTGTCAAATACAGAAATAATTTCACTTATCCCTACGCCATCAAGTTTGAGTTTTAGAAATTTATTGTAATCACCAACAGTAATATTTTCTGTGAACAACTCTCCAGATATTACCCTTCCTTTTGCTTTTACTGCAAAGTAGGTTGGATCACCTGTATTGGTATCTACTTTAGCAACTACAACTTCATTATCTGGGTTAGCAAAATCTACGTCTTCTTGTAGAGTATATACGCCGCCGCCCTCAGCACTAAATTTAGACCCCCTCTTCAAAATCGGTAGATATTCTTCATCTACACCTCTGGCGTTTGTAGACGCTGGTATGAGAATATAAATTGTGACCACACCTTCTGTGGAGGAAGTTCCTGTTGGTTTATATCCAAGTTGTTTTGCTAAGCGGTTAATATTTTTAGTTTCTATGGCGCTGTCCAAGAACCCTTCATTTGTTTGATAATCTAAATAGAATGATAGGTTATCACCAATATATGCTATTGTGTCTAACATGAGTGAACCGAATGAAGCCTCGTTAAAATCCTTAAATGAGTCAGGATAATATCTTTTAGCATGATTAACCAAGGAATTCTTGATATCTTGGAAATCTCTACTAACATATTTTACAGGTCTTTTTTTAGCCATAGTATACCACCACTCTAATATTTAGCTCGTTACTTCAGTTATGGTTAATGTATCTGTGTCGTCTAACGGTAAAATATCGTAGACAATTGATATTCTTAATTCGTTTTCAGCGATCGTGTCTGGATTAGACTCGCTATCAAAAAAGTTAATACGGCGTACATTAACGAAAGGCATGTAACTAGCCACTTGAGATTTTATCTCGTCGCTTATATTGGTAAGAACCGCAGGAGTAAAGTTTTCAAAGAGAAAATTTCTTAACCCAACACCAAAGTCTGGTAACATTACTCTCTCACCTTTAGTAGTAAGAATTAGGTTTTTAAGGTTTTGTCTGATTGATTGGCGAAGGTTTTTGTTTAGTCCATATGCTCCGTCTTTAGGATCTATGGATAAAGGTAGTGCTGGTGATATCCCAATAGCCATTACTTAAAGTTTCCTTCTGATAGACCAACCATTTTCTTAAGTATGGTATCAGCACTATTTTTAGTGCCACTGAACGTTGTACCAACCAAAGAATCTATATTTGTAGATGCATCTAAGTAAATAGTTGCCATGGCACATAATGCTTGTGTTGGACTGTATACATCATCTGGCACTGAACTGGCAAACACTCTTTCTAGATAGTCTTCGTCTGATTCATTGGATAGACGAGGGGCTACCCGCTCCGCAGACTGTAAAAATGTTGCTTTTTGTTGTCTTGGCACAAGATCAAAATATTGTGTAAACATCGCTCCATAGTTTGCTCTAGGTGATTGACTTAGGATGTTCTGACTATTATTAACTGGATCAGAAAATAGTGGCTCTACAATAGCATCAATAACTTCTTCCAAAGAATAGTCTTCTTGTATTACTTTATTGTATACCTCATCTAATCTTTCATCTTCAAGGTCAAACCTGACCTTTCTAGCCAAATAGTTAACAATCATCTTCCTCATGATTAAATCAGGATTTTCTATATCACTAGCTGGGAACTGTATTCTGCCACCTGAGAATGTGTTTCTAAATCCTCTTTCCGTTCTACTATCACTGAGAATAGGCCATATTGAACAGAAGTATGGATATATTCTTGTACTGAGACCAACAAGCATATTTGTTCGCTTAGCTTTCTTTTCAAAGTTTGGACCAGCGTCAATAAGCTTTGGGGCATCCTCTATTGGGGCATAAAGAGATTTATAAGCTGTTTCTATGTCAAATAATGGTGATTCTATATAAGCTTGTCTTGGTGACTTGGATGGCTTTGCCCTACCAAAACCAAATGAGAAAGCAGCGTTTAAAAATTCTAAACCGTCGCCTTTATCATATACTGTTTTATCTAGGAATGGTTTTGGATATGAGCCAACCTCCTGTTCAGTTGGCGGTCTTAGTATTGCAGACGCCTTACTAAAGCTGGCAACTATCTGGTCTCTATTGACAGATAAGCCGTGAACAATTTGAGTATGTATCTCAGTTCTCCAAGATGGTAAAAGGCTTACTACTTCACGAGTACGACTGCCGTAGTTTTCTACGTCTTGCCCGTCTATAAGAGCAGGTAATGTTAGATTGACTAGAACATTTCTGTTTTCTTCCGCCAAGTTTGGGTTTTCTAACATCTGCTGAAGATTTACACCACGGCGGTATATCATAATTTTATTTGGCTTATCAAACTCAGTTTCGTCTTGTTCGCCAATATAAAGCTCCAGATCGCCAAGTGCATATTTCCCAATTTCATCTAGATATCTAATCTTTTCTCTGTCTCGTGGTTGGTTTGGATTAGAGGAGCCAATAACAATTTTAGTTTGTGTATTCTCGTTGCCCATAGTAACGCAATCTATCCTGTCTCCTCCAGAAAAGAAACCGCCCTGCTTGCTGCTCCCTAGCATAAACTTTTCTGCTTCTCTAAACATAGAATTGTTAACAGAACTTTTGAGTGCATTTTCAGAAGACTGCTGTATATCTTTTACGACAGATGGTGTTTCTATATTAGCTAGTGCACTTGATAGACTGTCTTGAGCTAGTGATTTTATATCGCATAAGGACTTAAGTTTTTCCGCAGCAGCATCAATGTTATCTTGTGCCTGCTGTTTTTGATCATCATCATTTAAGCCTTTATTTCTTAGAAGGTCACGAGATATTTGTGCAGCATTAAGAAAATCACGCTCGTCACAAAATTCTACATAATACTTTTCTGGTACAAAATCCAACAACACATCACTTGGTATACTTTGTCCAATTTCTCTAAATGTACTTTTACCCTCGTCTGGGTCTAGCCCAAACCTTTCCATGATCTCTCCTACAATTGCTAGCAAGAGTGGACCAGGGTCGCCTTCTAATAGTGAGCGAATCTCAGCAGCGTTAAGCGTGTTAGATAAGACCTCCATAAAATTTTCTACATTTTCTAGCGTAGAATTAAGTTTATTAGCCACTGCTTCTAAATCTATACCTTGCTCTTTAAGTAAGTCATTTAGTTTTTTGAAGCTAGGTCGTTTGGTAACGAGCCAGGAAGATCATCACACCCTAAATACGATTCTAAGCCTTCCAACACAAGAGCTAGAAGAACTTGTGTAAGTGCTTTCTCTAGAGTTTCTTTTACTATCTTACGAATGAAATCCATCAAGCCCATAATCGGAATAAACGGCAACTCAATACCAAAATAGTCTTGCAATCTTTCAGAATTTATAATATCTTCTAAATTATTAATATCAAGATCTTCTAGTTTAGCACCATTGAATAATTCTTCTACTAGCGATTTGCCAACAAAATCCATCACACAAGATAATTCTTGGTCTACAAATTGATCAAATCTATTTGAAAATCCATTAAGACCTTCTGGTGAAAACCCTTCTAAAAGATCTAGCAGAGCAAAGTTTTTCTTTAGATCTTGCATTGACTTGTTAGCTAACTCGCCAAACAATTCTAATAGAGTTATCCTGTCAAGCACGATTTCAAATATATCTTCAATAGTTTTTATTTGCTTAGCAAGCTCAGGAAGATTATCACAATTTAATACTGCGTCTTGCGCTTTGGTCTCCATATTTTTAACACGGCTTGCTCTTGCAGACTCTCTTTCTTCTTTCTCTGGGTCTGCCTCATATGCAACAAGTGAACCCTCTGTGACTGAGCGTGGCTCTAAAGAATTAGTAACACCTTGTCCAGAATCAACTCCATCTCCTGAAACAATAGGCTCAATATCTCCTGGGCTCTCTTCCTCTGAGTTCTGAATTGGTTTAGCTTGGTCTGGCTTGATTTCTGGCACTGGAAATGTATAAAGTTGCAAAAACTTTACCCATGGCATCAAGTCCTTCTTACCAATCTTATTATGTTGCTTGATTATTTCTTCAGCAAAATAGAGATATCCAAATGTTGTTGGGTTATGTGTTGCATCAATAATCTTTCTGCCGTTTGTCAATTGCGTTGGAAAAGGTTCGTTCTGCAAATCAAAGGCAGCACCTATCTCATTATCAATTGTATCCCTGTAAAAGCCGCTGAAGTAGACTTTTGATTTGTGTATAATGTGCAGCAACTTAAAATTATCACTTAGGCAGAATTCAATCTGGTCATCATCAGAAAACTCTATTTTTTGTTCTTCCATAAAATCCGTAACACGATGGTGGAAATTAGCTACTTTATTTGATTCAATATTAAGTTGCTTCATTCCAATCTCTCTTTCTTTTTTACCACGGTTACTATAAACAGGACCATTCATTATTTCATGGTAATTTGATAACACCTTACTTACCTTAAAGCCAATATCGCCTAGTTGCTTAATGCTATATGAGAACTTCTTCTTTGCTCTTTGGTCACTAGCTTTAATTGCCCTAGAGATTGTCAATACATCAAGACTTGTATTCTGGTCTTGTGATGCCTCATCAAATTCTTCTTTTCTTATAGAGAACTTCATGAGTGCCTGAGTGTTTGGTCGTTCAGGGTAGTTAGCAAAAAAGAAATATTTAATAGCTTGTGGAAATTCTTCCACCTCTGGTTTGCCAAATCTTTTACATATTGCATTATAAAAACGAAGTTGCTCAGCCTGTTTTTGTGCTTCAAAATCTTGTTTTGTTATAATAGATCCACTAGCTGTACCTACAGCTTCATAGATTCCGTTCTCTGAAATTCTACGTCTATTGTCAAGATAAGCAAATATCTCACCTTTTTCTTTTGGTACGTTTGTTTTCCAATCATCAAAATTAACTGCTTCAGTAGCAGTCCTTGTGTTGTTAGCCTCTTCATCTCGCTGTGCAGGTGGAATGTCTTCAAGACTTTGGTTTTTAAACCTCTTCTCTAAGAAATAAGTTCTACCACCTGGTAATGTTCTTCGCACTCTTCGTTCTTCATCTGGTGTTCTGTTTGGCTCTCTAACTTCTATGGTTCTTCCAATTATATCATTTGCTCGCACATAAGTGTAAGCTGTTTTTTGGCTTGGTGGCTCACCAATAAGTTTTTTTCTTACGCCCGCTATACCATGACTTCTATAGTATTCAAGTTGGCGCTGTCTAAGATCAGATTTTTGTAAAGCAGCATTAGCATTTCCCCTTGTGTTACCAAGAGCTTTTATTTCATCCTCAAACTTTTGTGATCCAAGATAGATCTCTGCAATACGATCATATGAAATAACTTCTTCTGGTACTTGCCCGTCACCACTTTGTGGTCTCTCTGGTGGAGGTTTCGGGACAATATTTTCACCTTCATTTAATTTCAGCCTGTAAATGTACTTCTGTTTACCAGGGTCATTCTTTATATCGTAAAAATTATACTGTATAGCTAGCGTTGTTATATCTGTCCATTCAGATTTATTAACGGTAATATTATTAGATCCTGATACACTTAATTCTAGCGCACCAATCATCTTGCCTATGTTTTTAGATGTTGGACGATCTAGAAATCCAGAACTACCATCAACTAGGGTATAGCCCCAAGTAAGTGATCCATAACCGCCTGTAAAAACCGCCTCCCTATCCTCATTTGCTGTTGGCTTTGCGGGGTCGTGATCAGGCTGCGATCGGCGTGCTATCTGCTCTTCTCTCCTCTGTATGGAAGTTCTTTGAGGACGAGGCTTAGGTTGGAGATCTTTTGTTTCTGAAGCTGCCTTGTCGGTAGACTCTTTTATCTCTTTACTTTCTTCAGCAGTAGGAACAACTTCTTTATGCTCAGGTGTAATTGGGTTATTTATAGTAGTAGTAGCTGACTGTACGATCATTCCTCTGCTCGTCATAATCCGACGGCAATATATGATACCAGGCTCGTTACCTACTTTAGTTTTTTCAAGGTATTGAAAAATGTGTTTTATATTATTTTCTTTATCCCTTCTCTCAATAAAGCCAGCGATAGTGTGAGGGTGGAGCGCAGCATAATATAAAACGTCTTGATAATCAATCGTTGTTTTGATTCTTTGTGCTGTGAACCTATCCCTTGTTAGTTTATATGGAAAAGCAAACTTAATGTGTTTTTTTACACAATAGTGAATCCATTTTTGTTTGAATTGAATAAGCTGGTCAGACTTTGTTTTCTCGTGATACTGCTGAAACCAAGTATTGCCTTCAATACCTGCTCGTTCTATTGTAGAACTTGGAAAGCTTGGCTCCCATGCCCTTGGATCTAGGAATGGACTTGGGTCTGGACTAGCATCAACCTGTGACTTTTCCTCATTTGATAGAGGGCGGAGGTCTGGTTCTGGATTTCCTGCTAAGTCTTGATCTATACGTTCTGACATGTCACATCCTTTAGTTAGTCATATTATGTCTACTAAGTAATTTGTTCTCTGAATATTTTAACTTGATCTCTTCTAACATTGTTAAATTAGTTTTTAGTGCAGGCAGATAACTTAATGCCATTGTGCTATATGTTACTGCCAGTGGTGCAGCTACTAATTTACCTGGGAAAGCTGCTATGCCAACCAAGCCAGCAGGTGTTGGAGAGGGTATCATACCAGCAGCACCAGACTGAACTGCAATAGCTAACTGCTCTACAATGTTTGATAACTGGTTTATTACTTCTATAACATCAGACATTGCAGATACTAAATTTTTACCCTTAACGAGCGGCTGCATATCTGTAGTGTCATTACCAGCTATCAATTCAATGCCTGGTCTTCCACGAATATTGCCTTTCAAAGAGTTTTTGTTTTCTGTCTTTGTTACTATTTTAAGACTTTCACGACCAACTAATCTAATGCAATCAGCTTTCATTAGTACTGCTGATCTGCCTTGTGGTGCACCGTATCTTCCGCCTGTGGAAATATTAAATGAACTATCAATGTCTGTCTTTTGGGACATATAGATGGTCGCCGCATCTTTTGAGGGGCTTGGCTGCAAAAACACCCTTTCCTCTTGGACACTATTATTATCTTTTTTGATGCTTGTTTCTTTTACATCTCTCCCATGTAAGCCAGCAATAAGCCTAATTGTAGAAGTGTGGGTGTGACCTGCGCCACCATAGCCGTCTTTACCATCACCAGGACGGTCCCTACCCATAATAATAAAGTTGTTGTTTTGCCCCTCTATTATTTTTTCTTGACCTTTGATTAAGAGATTACCATGCGGCTCAGTGATATGTGTGTGGTCTACACCACCCGCATCACCCTTCTTGCGCTCTATAAGGTTTTTCTTTGTTTGTGATACGCCCTGTGTATCAACTGCTTTTACAATAGTATCTTTACTCATGCGAATATTCCATCCCAAGTTGGGTGATTTTTCTTAACTCTAGAAAAACGAAGTCTGGACGCCTTGTTGCCTTTAAACTCCCAGTGCCACCTTTCACTTCTAACAGTTCGTACAAACCCAAAGCGGTGAGCGTTTAAACAAAGCCATTTATAAACTGGGCTTGGTCCGCCGCCTCGCAAGGGACTGCCTGTGTTTATATCAACTGCTATTCCACTCTGGTGATTAGATCGTCCTGGCGCTGCACATAAAGGTTTAAATTTTCTTACTGAGGCAGTTGTAAGATATCTGTTATCTCCTACTTTGCTTTTATCAATTACAAATCGTCTTCTTAAATTTAGCTGATCTTCAAATGTTCTTTGTCCAGAATTTAGAATAATGTTATGACCCTCTTTTTGCGCATCTGCTCTCATTCTTTCAAAAGCTTGTGCAACTGGCTCCCACACCACTTTAGTTTGATTATTCGGTCTGCTCATAAGATTATTATTATATCTTTTAACATCCTTAGCAGGTGCCCCACGCTCTATTAATTGTCCTGATCTCGTATTATACCTGTCTACTGTTGGACCATCTGTTGCAGGAGAAGGGCGCTGGCGTCTCGCTGCTTCAGCATTTGCTGGAACTGGACCTATATCAGCATATGCTTCTTTTAATAGTTTTCCATAATATTCTTTTTGTCCTGGTCCATTGTAGTATCTTGCTAACAAAACAAAATCTAAAGACGCTTCTGGCTTCAAAGCTGCTCGTTTAAAGCGGCGATTTGCATTAATCCAAGCAGTAACCATCTCATCAGAAACTTTTACTGGGTCATTATTATATGCTGTTACGCCTGCCAGTGCAGTTTTATACGCTTTTATAAGCCACTCGCCCATAACTTGGAATGATCCAAATGATGTTGATTTGACGGCTGCCTCTTCATCAAGTGCAAATGCTTTATCAAAAGCAGACTTATTTGTCTCATTTCTTTTTCTACTTAAGTACCAAGCTCGGTCCTTGCTTTGAGGAGGCTTTTTATTTCTTGGAGTATAAGGTATCTTACCTTCTAAGTCTGGTCTTGCCCATGGTCTTCTTTTTTTGTTTTTACTCAGAAAAGCATGTGGTTCAAATCTAACTGCCCTGGGATTACCCTTGCTCTCAACACGAATAAATGCTAGTAGCAGCCTAGGTGATATGCCTGTAGCTTTAGATATTTCATACGCTCTTGCTAAGTCATCTGGGATATCTTTTTGTCTGGTGCGGTCTTCATTCTTTCCTGTTTGGTTTCCAGTTTCTGATACATCCGAAAGCTGATATGAAGTGTTGCACTTAACTGGCTCTGCTGCTTCCCCGCTAGCTGTTGATTCCTTTGCTTTATCTACTTCAGCAATTTTTTTCTTTGTTGTGGGAACGCCATTACTAGGAGTAGCTGCTGCTTCTGCTACAGTGCTCCCTTCCTCTTTGCGAGCTTTATTTGGTAGGGGAACACCGTCTGCATCTTTTCCCGATTGTATTTCAGCATTTCTGCCAGGCAAGCTTTCGCCTGCATTGTGGGTTGTGCTCATTCCTTGTGATAAGACCTCTTTACAACCCTTAAGAGAGTCAAATATAGTAAAATCATCTTGCTGTTTTTGACCTCCACGATGAAAGCCCAAAATGATCCCGCCGCCTAATGGATTGTTTCTATCATAATACATGATATCAATAATAGAACCAACAGTTGGCTTTACACCACCAAGTGTGCTTATAGGACCAGTAAACGTTGGGTACTGATCTATAATTTTATCATTCTTATCTGTTGGGAATCTTTTTGACACATCTTTTGTGAGTGCTTTAACAACAATTGTTTTTGCCCCTGTTGCAGAAAATATAAAGTTGTTTCCTGCTAGTCGGCTATCATCTTGCTCCGTTACTTTTAGGACCATGCCCATTTCAAAAGAACGACCAGTCCCAACATCAGGAGAAGCTTTTTCTACTTGTGCCTCGGCAGCAGATCTAACAACGCTCTTTGGCTTTTGCGTACTAGCAGGTGAATTTACTGGTGTATTGCTGATAGTATCTACCATCTCCAAGAACTTATCAAAGACTGTATCTTTCTTGGTGCCGCTGGGCATTATTCACCGCCACTTTGAATTATATCAAATAGCTCGTCTTTATCTAACTCTGTTAAGTTCTGTGAACTTTTAGTTGCCTCTTTCTTATGAACAATGGCAGCTAACTTAACTAATTGTTCGTTGGATCTCTGTAGTGTTTCCACTAGTTTTGCTGCTACAGTGCCTGATTCAGCGTATCTATCTTTTGACACAGACAGGTAATCTTTTAACTCTGATAAAAGCTCTTCTGTTGTGGCTCTATCATCATCAATATTGGTAAGGGCTCTAGCAATTAATACATCTAAGTTGTCTGACATTCATTATACCTCACCTTCATTCCACTTCTTATTGAAGTCGTGGTACTTTGCCCGAAGTCTTTTAAGTCCACCTACTACTTGCTTAGTATTTAGACCTGTGATTTCACGCATGTATAAATAAATAGCCTTCTTATTAAAAATCTGGATCTTATCAATGTTGGTGAAGAGAGTTCTAATAGCGCCTAAAACTTTACGCTCATTCTCACGAAGATCCTCTGTTTCCCAGCTATCAATTTCTTTCATCAAAAAAAGCCAAAACTGCCTATCCTCTATTTCATCTGATATGTCGTTGTCTTCATCTGTTGTAGATGATTCTAACTTCAGTGCTACTGAATCATATTGTATTTCTCGTCTGTTCTTTTTTGATTGTTTTTTAGCCTGATGGGTAAACCAGTTTTTAGTTACAACTGAATAATATGAGTACGCTTTTGTACCCCTATCGGCATTGAATTTATCTAAAATCGTAGTCAGCCATAGTTTGCAATCTTCTTTTAGAGTGTCTATATTTTCTAATGAAGTAAACTTATAGGTATAAACAATTTTATCCACTAGCTCATTTAATGCTGGCTGTATCTCTTCAATATAAAGTTTTGTTCTGATGTTTATGTCATCAGTACTAGCATATTCTACAATTGCTTTTTCTGTCTCTTTTGTAAAGTAAAGTCTTTTTGATTTAGATTTCCTCGGCATCTTGTTCCGTTTCCTCTTCTATTTCTAGATCTAGAGAAAACGATTGACTATATCCATCTACAAATTCAAGTATTTCTACAGTGTGACGCAACAGGTTTGCAATTGTTTCGTCACCAAAATATGCTTCCATTTGACTAACCTCACTAACGTGCTCCTTATACTGATCAACCACATAGATAAACTCCTCAAAGCTACTTCTAAAACTGGTGAACTGTGTTGCAAGTTGTCGTAAGTACCAGACAAACACAATGTTTATAATCAAACTAATAGAAAATAATATCCAAGCTGTCATGGTTTATAGTCCTCTCTAGTTCTTCTTTGGTCTTTTTTAATTTCTTCTTTTGTTTCTTTTATCGTCTGTCGCACTTCTGCACCGACACCTTTCTTGGTGTTTGATGGTTTGCTAAACATAACCATACTTGGCACAATATTGAAAAGATCAGAACCACACTCGGGGCAATTCTGTATCTTTTCGTTATATGGATGTGCGGCTTCTAATGTTGTTTCACAACTATCACACTTATAAGTGTATCTAGGCATTTTCGGTAGCTTGTGATTCTTCAAATGCTTGTTGACTTTCAGCAACAAACTGTGGTGGGTTTGTAACCCACACTTCATTATCACGAACTTCCAAATCCCAGTCCTCTAAAAGAACAGTAATATCTGTTTCTTCAATCAAACACTTCTGTAGTGTCATCAAAAGTGTTCCAACTGCTTGTTTAGAAAGTTTCATTTTTAGTCTCCTTTATATAATACTAAAATACTTTTGTCAAGTTGTTAAATATTCTTTATTAAATCACAAATATATTGTGATGCCTTACCATCCCCGTAGGGACATATCTTATCAGATAAGTCTATCTTTAGCGCCCAGTTGCTTACTAAGTTTGATAAATATTTTGGTTCTCTACATAGAACCGCAAATGAATGAAGCCCTTCTACTCTTTCAGTGAAGTCACGACACACAATACAGGGCTTCTTAAGAAACGCAGCCTCTTCCTGTACGCCGCCACTATCAGTTATAATAAACGCACAAGATGACAAATATTCAATGAATTCAGCGTGCCCAAGCGGATCAATAACTTTAACATTTGTTAATATACTGGCGTGCTTTTTAACTTCTGGATTAGGATGAATTGGCAAAACAAAATCTAAGTTTTTGTGTTTCTTTGCTAATTTGTTTACCTCTTTAAACCAGTCCTGTATCTCATCCAACTTTTCTCGGCGATGCAGAGTAACCATAACTGTATTAGAGGTTGTCGTCTTGACATCATTTAGATTATCTAATACTGTATTACCAACTATATGCACACCAGTACGACCTTCTTTCTTTAGATTAGATGCTGATATCTTTGTTGGGCAAAGGTGCATTTCTGCTAGTGCTGAAATAGCACAACGATTAAACTCCTCTGGGTAAGGACTGTATTTATCATATGTCCTAAGTCCTGCCTCTAGGTGTGCCACTGGTATCTTTCTGTGGAAAGCTGCCAAGGCAGTAGCAAATGCAGATGACGTATCGCCTTGCACCATCACACATGTTATATCGTCAAATATTTCTTCTTTGTTTAGTATTGATTGTACAATAGAGTCTAATCTGTTAGGTCCATCTTTAATTGATAAGATGTGATCTGGCTTTTCTGCCTTGTTAAGCAAGTCAGTATGCTGACCTGTAAAAAAGGTCTTATACGGCATTTGCCGCTTCTTCATTTCATTAATCACAGGAAGCACTTTAATGTACTCTGGTCTCGTGCCATAGGTTATCAGAAGCATATTACCACACAAATGTTTTCTTATAATGTTCTACGATGTGTTTTATTTCTTCCTCAAACTTCAGCTTTGGCTCCCAGCCTAAATTTTTGATCTTACTGTCATCTACTGAATAGCGAACATCTTGTCCCTCTCTGTTATGAGAAAAGTCTAGATATTCATTGTAATCGTCAACTTTGCCGTCAAAGTAGCAATCTATAATACTCTTTACTGTATCAATATTTTTTTGCTCAAAACCACCAGATATATTGAAAACTTCATTTTTTACACCAGATTCCATGATAGTGATAATAGCGTTGGCTGTATCGGCTGCATGGAGCCAGTTTCTGATTGGCTCACCATTATTGTGTAGTCTAATCTTTTTACCCCTTTGTAATAACTTCACTGACAGTGGAATTAATTTTTCTGGGTATTGAAAGATGCCATAGTTGTTTGTTGGGCGAACAATAATATAATCTGTTCCATGTGTTCGGTGCCAAGATTTAATCAAGTGGTCTGCGGCAGCTTTTGTTGCTGAATACGGATTACTTGGGTTCAGTTTACTTTCTTCTGTGAATGCTCCGTCCTCAATATCACCATACACTTCGTCTGTGCTAAAGTGTAATAAAACTGGGCGATCACATACGTTACCTGGTTTACCTTGAATAACTTTGAGCAAATTTTGCACACCACTAATATTTGTATTAATAAAATCTGTACCATCAATAATGCTGTTGCCAACGTGAGACTCTGCTGCTAGGTTAATAACATAGTCACAATCTGGTAGTGTTTTTAGATCGCAGATATCTTTTTGCAGAAATGTAAAGCCTGGCAAACCCAAAAAGGTTTGCATTGCTTCACTGTTTGCTGCATAGGTCAACTTATCAATACCTAAAACAAGGTAACCCCTTTGTAAGAGTTCACTTGTAAGATGAGAACCTATAAGACCCATGCATCCTGTAACAACAACAATTTTCATAGTGTCACCTCCATAGAGTTTTTATAGAACCCAACATAATCACTACACACACCATATACATCTTGCTGTAGTGCTTTTTCTGTTTCTTTTATTGTCTTACATACTATAACAGATTTTGGTGTTATAGTATACCCTGGATATGTCCAGATGATGTTTTCACTTGTTAACGTGTATTCATCTGTTTGATGCCAAAAACATTTAGCTTTGATAGTCAATAAATATTCAAGTGCCTCAATGTTCTTAGCATGGCACCATATGTTAGGGTGCAATACAAAATCAGTTTTTACAAATATAGATGGCTCATCATGACCTAAATATAACTTACCATCTTGCGACCATACATCAACTTCTACATGAAATCCCCTATTGACTAACTCTGCTACCTTAGTAGGATTATTTTCCAGCAGATCATCTGGTCCAAATAGATTGCCACGGTGCGATATTAATAACACTTATTCCTCTTTTCTTTTGCAGTACCACATAGCCCTTTGACCTGATTTGAAAGATGGATCTTCTCCTGTCCTGTGCCAATCATAACAGTGCCAGTCTGATTTACGTGGTTTTACTCTTTGCCACTCAAAGTTATTTTCATCTAGTAGTCTCTCTACGTAAGCCCAACTTGGAGTGCAAGCGTCACCACTATAAGACATCCCAAAGCTAGATTTATTCTCTTTCTTATAAAGAATATATTCTGGGTCTGACGAATCTAAAACTTCTGTCTCTAAAAAGAGATATTTACAACGTTTAGAAATCATTCTAATATTTTCATCGGGATTTGATAAATGATATAATAATCCGTAGTGTATAATGATGTCATATTCATTTTCTGGATACTTCCACTCTGTATCTTCTGAGTCTACTACTAGTGCTGTTAATTTGTGGTACCTTTCTTTAACAATAGCTATATGCTCTTCACGGGCATCACTAACTGTAACTTTTGCACCCATGTCTGAAAGCCTGGTGCCTATCCCAGCATAACCACACCCAAGTTCTAATACAGTCTTGCCCTTAAAGAAATCTTCTCCGTATTCTGACGTTAAGTGGTCTATCCTAGCATCATTCCAGCGTGGGTACCCGTGGTCATCAAAACCCATAATATATTCCTTTAGGAGTTTTATGAAGATTTATTTTCTAAGAAATGCCTTAAGTCTTCGGGTGTTCCCAAGCCCCACATCTTATGTACATAGAAAGGAATAAGGCTTTTATTGTCTGCTATCAGTTCGTTATAAACAGGAGCAATATAAAACTCATTATTTACCCGAATATCTTTTTCAATCATTGACTTAGCGTACTTAACAAAATCTGATCCTCGCCGATACCAATATATACCACAGGTTGCAATGTCTGATATTGGTCTTTTCTCTGCAACCTCAGTAATGTACCCTCTTGCGTTAGTCTTAACAAACGACCATTTGGGGTGCACTGCGTTAAACGTCCACACAATAGAATCTACATTTGTTATGTTTTTTAGCGATATGAAATTGTTTGGCTCATATTCAATAAACTGATCTGAGTTAGCGATCAGTAGATCTTCATCATTGTCAATGTGCTTTTCAGCCAACAAAGCAGTACAGGCTGCACCCTCTGTTAAGCCATCTACCTCAACAATGCTACAACTTCCATTTGTAATTCTCTCTAGTGTATCAGGTAGACCTTCATATTTTTCCATGTGTTCTTTTCTTACTAGAAAAACATATTCACAATCAAAGTCTAAATTCTCAACAACCTTTTGAATCATAGGTTTACCACGAACATCAATTAGTGGCTTTGGGAATGTATAACCCTCTTTTGCAAATCGGCTGCCTTCTCCTGCCATTGGGATTAAAACTTTCATATCATACTCCTTATATATCCTAATGTTACATCGTATGAATCTTCAACCTCAATTACGTTGGCTCCACTAGCGTATGCTGCTTGCCTGCCCTTTGGCGAGTCTTCTACAATATAACACCTATTCTTTTCTATACCATATTTTTCCATAAGATGTAAATACCCTTCTGGGTCTGGCTTTGGATTTTTTACATCCTGATTGGACATGATAGTGTCAAACAAGTCCTTAACACCTGTTTTTTCTAACATTAGGTGGGCTGTTTTTGTTATGCTGTTTGTATAACAACAAACAATATAACCTTTTTCTTTTAGATACTCAATCAACTCTATTTTTTCTGGTCTGACTTCAGCCTGGTTATTGATAATCTCAATAGTTTTTTCTTGTTTTAGATTGTTAATTTTTTCGTGATCCCCGTATGGAACAAGACCTCTTTCAGATAAAACAAGTAATTTTTTACTTGTGGGAATGCCGTTAAATGTCTTTACATGATCCTGTTGGCTAATTTTAAACCCATACATTTCTTGCAAAGCATCATTTAGAGCGTCCCTATGCCAATCACAAGCCTCTACTAAAACACCATCTAAATCAAAAACAAACATTTTATCCATTACACTGTTCCTCTGTCTTCAGGATTTATCTGATATTCACTTAACATATAACTAAGCTCCTTTGGGTATTCAGAAAGGTTCCACTTACCTTTTACAATAGCTGTGGCAACATACGGGAATACTAACGAATCATAGTGGTAAATACCCCTCTTTTTTTCATTACCAATCTTTGCCATATAATGACCTTCATAATGGTTTATGGCATTTTCAAAATCCCATATATTAAGATCATCAACATCTTCTAAAATATCTAAAAGAGTGCTGGTTTTTATAATTGTTGGCTGAATAGAAAACTTAGAGTATTGGTTTTCAACCAACTCATCATGTATATTAGAAATGTAGCACCTATCCCCAACATATATTAGCTTTACAGACTTGACTTTACTCTCGTTTACTAGATTTGTGTATTGTGATATTCTATCGTGGTCTACCTCAGAATACAATATCATATCCTCATGAAGAAACAATATTGTCTCTTCGCCTAACTCTTTCATGATATGCTGTAATCTTTGCGTGTATGTTTGACTGTCATCGTAAAATACCTTGCGGTGTTTTGATATTTTTTTGTGGTCAATATCAACACCACTGTTCACACACAGGCATACCTCATATTCATTAAGATACTTTTCATATTCACCGTACCACATATCCCAAACGTCAATAGCATCTGTATGTGTGTATAATACTACCAAAGGTTTATGCATGTTTATTCCCATTCTGTGGGAAGTAATATTCTATTTTCCCACAAGCCATTATTAATCATCCACCACTTGTAAAACGCTATTGCATTAGATAGATCTCCAAAATTACCTTCAATACTAGTTGCAAATTCGTGGAACTTTGAGTTTATAAAGAAATTCTTTTCTAAGCTGTAATACAGATCTGTAAACGACTTCATTGTATTCATGTCACCATAAAACCACATATCTGCTGGACCCATGTGAAAATGGTTCCAATCTGCCATATAAATTTTATCACTCTGAATAGGAAATGTGAAATTGATGCACTGGACTGGGTATGGGTTTTGTCTTCCTGGTCCTGAAGTCATCCTGTTGATTCTTCCCAAGTCAAATCTTGCTTTTATAACAATATCGTACTCACCATGCTCATATGGCAACTTCATAGCCTGCGTCACACTATACAGATGTGATAAAACAGAAAATGGAGGGCGAGGACAATTGGGTATATGATGTATGCCCCTTTGTTCAATCAGAGGACTGAAGTCAATCTGTTCTTCATAAATACATCTTTTAGGATTATAAAGACTGTTTATTTCGTCGCTCTTTTCTCGTTCCCAGGAGTGGATAAATACATCCGTATCTACTTTGTCTAATATGTGCTTCTTTATGTGATGGTACCCATCTAATCCCTTTGAGTTACCATCAGTTAACGAGTCAAATAAACCATGTAAACAAAGTGCTACTTTCATTTTACTTTGCAGTCCTTGAACAACGTGAATTCAGTTAAGTCTCTATAAGGAGGAGCTTCTGGGATATCTGGATTGATCCTTGGAAAGTTTTGCATAAGAGCCAACCCATGTGATGCCTGTTGTGGTGTCATATACATGTTCCACCCAAGTATTTTAATATCATCGTCCTGATATCTTACGCCTTCACTGCGCCCTTCATACCTTGCCTCCCTAGCCCAGTCTGCCATGTCCTTATTGTCAGTAAGAATCATTCCACCCTTACCGATCTTAAGGTGCTTCTTGATGTGAAAGGATAAACACATGTGTGTGCCTGGTCGGTACATGTCTGAGGTAAATCTTTTGGCTGCATCAAAAATTGGGAATGGCTTCAACTGATAGATGCCTTGCCAGCGCAAGTCTTCAAAGACAACCTCACCTCCAGCGTGCATAATAGATTGTGGTACCGAGAGATAGGTCTGCTTAGGGATACGGACCTCTTTACCTTTTACGTTCTCATACATGCAACAAAGGAATAATGCATTGGTACAAGAGTCTAGCGATACTGCATATGGAGCACCAGTATAATCAGCAACTGATTGCTCAAACATCTTAACTACGTCATACGGATTTTGTTTCATCTTCTCTCTCCAATATGTAATATTTCTTTTTGAAGCCACAAGATTCAAACAACTTAATACTTGCTTCGTTTTCTATTTTTACTTTAGCTTCTGATGATGGGTGTTCCTTCATGATATATTCTATCATAGCTTTGCCAATTCCTTTACCCTGATAATCGGGTAGAACTGCAACTCTAATGTCGCCATATACACTCCCAACATAACCAACCATTTCGCCATCGTAAAGACATACACGATATTTTCTATGGTGAACCTTCATGTATGTTTCATGTGTATCCCAGGTAATTTCCTCTTGTTGTATAAATCCCTTTTTCACAACTTTGTGATTCCGAAGAACACGGACTGCTTCCCAATAGTGTCTAGTGCAGGGGATTATTTCTATTTTTTTGTTCATCTATTTATCCCAATAACTTACAAGGTCACCATATGGACTATCGCTTTTTAACCAGTAGTGTGTTAGGTAACCACGAGTAAACTTCCATCCTTCTAAATTGAGCATTGGGTTCAAGCAACTCCCTATATCCAAAAAGGTGTTGTTTTCGTTCTCCTTGAAACACTCATGTATTACAAAATTACTTAAGCTAGCGGCAGAACACAGAATAATATGATCCTTAATATCGTTTTGTGCAATATATTCTTTAACCTGCTCAACAGTATCGTAGCTGTCTACCATGCAGTTGCTTCCTATACGGAAATCCTTCTTCACCTTAAACGGAAGACCAGACAAATCTGCCATTTCGTTTACCACATAAATGACTTCTCTATCATTAAATAATGGCACCATTTCCTCTACAAATCTGCGATAATTTCTGTTGATCAAAGCAGACGCATAAGTTATTTGATCGTGATCATGATCTCCAAGTAGTTTAATCTGATATTCAAAATCTTGTTTCCCAACATCTGCTATTGGACAAATCCCTTTATAGTAGTTCTTCTTTTCATATAGAAAAGCCTCTAAGAGCTTGTCACGATAGAAACTATGCTTTTCTGGTATAAACTCTTTCTGTTCTTCTTTAGTATAAATGTTTGGTCCTACTCTGTTACCAGTTACAAAATACCCTGGTGCTAACACAACGGTTTCATTTTTAAGTATGAACAACTCACCATCTGAAAATCTTGTGAATGCAAAGTTATCAGTGTTTTTTATTTTCTGCATAAACAGATCAAAAACTTTTAGAAAATCTTTTGTACTCTTATTATCTAACATACATACTATCCTTGTATTCCAACAAGAACCTCCATCTTTGATTGTCGTATACCTCAAAACATGATGTAATATTCAAGGTATCAGCACCCCAAGGAAATTTTAAGAAAAAGTTTAGTTCCTCTTTAGGCAAGATTGCTATAGTGTTTACATCATTATTTGTAAAGTAACACTTCTTGTTTTCAAAGTCAAGAACAAATTTTCTTTCATCATCATAAAGATCCAGTGCCATGATATTTTCAGGCATTTTATCTTTTATGTTTTTTAGCCATCGGTTCCCAGAAGATAGCACTTTGGCATCTTCTACCTCTTCAGGCTCGTATATTACTTTATCTGATGAGAACATCTGTTCCCACTTATGTATATTTTCACTATTATTATTTCCATTTAGAACTTCATTGATAGATGGAATTATAAAATCTATCTGGTCGTACATCTCAACTAGGTCGCTCAGTGAAACGACCCAAGAGTTAAGAAAGTTATTGTGTTTTTTGCAAAAATAAACATAACTAGCAAACGGAATTGCAGTCTTTGGCTGTAAGATATCATAATAGTGTTTAAAAATATTTACATGAAAATCTTTACCTTTTGTTTGTAAAGTTTCGTGATCATCCTTGTTAGCATAATGACCAGCTAGAGAAAATTGCATCCACCAATAATCTATTACTGGGAAGTTCATTTTAAGAAGCGATAAGTGAGAGTCTGGCATATAACAATCATTTTGATTAACATGAACTTCACCATCAACTTTAAATACCTGTATGCTATCATGACCATTAGGCTCAGGATACGAATAAAATTGAACCCTATCATTAATATTGTAACACCTAAAAGGCATTGCTTCTACAACATCATAACCTAATCCCTGTAGAGCCTTAGATACATTATCATTATCTCTTTTGGGTATGTATACTTTGATTTTCTTGTCACTTATAGAAACAATAGTTTTTAAGGTTGACCAGTTTAAGTGATCTGGGTGTTCATGTGTTATAAAAATATTAGATATTTTTTTGATCTGACTCTCATCCATTGGCTCCTCTTTTAAGAGTGCCCACGAATTATTGAATATCCTGCCGCTAAACCAAGGATCAATTAAAAGAATCTCCTCTTCGTTTTCAAAACAGAACGAAGCATGGTTTATAAATTTGACTGCGTACTTACTCATAATTTATTCACTGTCTTCCAGCCACCACGAATACCATTTTGGACACACTCATCTCTCTCATTGAAAAACTGTTGGTGTGAGACAGAATGATTGTTAGAAGTAGCTTTTGAATCTATGCCCAGTTCATTCCCCAAAATAGAGCCATGTAAGGATTTATCCTCTGGTGGGTGGGGTGGGCAGAATGTTTGTATACCACCATGTTTTTGTGCTAAGTATGAAAACTGTATATCCTCGCCATTATCCCAAGTAAATGGTTTTTCCTTCCAAAGATATTGCAGCCAGTCTCTTTTGAAAAACCAGGCATGTCCAACCAGATCAACTCGGGTTGTCTCGCTATTTTGTGTAGGCCATCCGCAGCGATCGTGCATAACATAATAATCTTTACTCTTCAAGATAACTCCTGCGCTGCCTAGTATACCTTGTTTTATTGATATTGTATCTAAACAATTTTCAAACCAACGATTGCCTGGAATTGTGTCATCATCAAATATAGCGATGTATTCCGTATCTGCTAAAAGTGCTGCGGCAAATCTACCGTAAAACTTCCAGTTAAAATCATTTTGAAATACCCTATCAACTCCTAGTTCTTGGTGATCAAAATTGGCGTTGTCTTCATGATGGTTAACCCAAACCCATATCTGTTTAGGTTTTTTTGTTTGCGACCTGATTGCTTCAATTTGTTTTTTAAGGTTGTATGGACGACGATATGAATTAAGAATTACTGTTACATCTACTTCTTCACCTTTATATTCTTTTTTCTCAAAGATGTCAATGATTGTTTTGGTCGTTTCTTCAGGAGCCTGTTGAATCTTTTTCAAGATTATTTCCTTACCCTTACTAAACCACTCTTCGCTGGCAACCCCTAGAAGATTAGGGTTTGTAATAATCTTACAGCCAGCTATTTTAGCTTCCACTACAGTTCGGCAGAACGTTTCATACACACTTGGGAAAAAAACTAGTGAATCATACTGTGATAGTTTTTTTAGTAGTTCGGTCGGATTTGGTGCACTAATCAAATCATAGCTAATATTATTTCTCTGGCAGTAAAACTCTGCCTTCATTTGGTTTTTGGTTGGATTGCTTGATTCTAAAATAGCGACTGTGGACCTGCGATCAGAATCAGAAATATTCATACTGCTAATATAAGTAATGAAATCCTCATCCCACACAGAGCAAGAAAGATTCACAACAGTTGCATTTGGTAAATTTTTTGAGACTATTTCAGCATGACCTTTACTTTGACACAAAACAGCTTTTGCATTATTATAAATAAATTCATTTACAATGTGGTCTTTTGGTGCAAGATAGTTCTTAAACTTAGATGGGTCTCTAGTGCTTATATATTTGTGATCATGTTCATATAGAATATATTCTGTTGCTGCTAGTGCGTTTGCAGCTTGAGGATTCAAGCCAAGAAAATTACCTAATATAAATGAGTACCCCTGAGTATTCTTAGTTGTGATGTATTCAACTGTTACTAGTTGGGATTTTATACGTTCAACTGTATGACCTTGGTTGGTCAAGAGTCTAATAACTTCCTTATTTACAAGTTCGCCGCCGCCTGGTATCTCATCGGCAAAGACATCAGCTATAAAAACTAGCTTCATAATGTTTCTACAGTTTCTATTTCTTTTTGCCACTCATCATTTTTATTATCTAGCACACCACTAACTGCATCAACAAACTGCTCATAGATAATATGCTGTGCGTGTGTTTTCTTAATGGATTCTGCTAGATCTTCTGCCTGTCTTTCTAGGACGGAAATGTTTTCATATGCTTTTCGTATTGACTTTTTATATGATTCTTCATTTGCATATGCCCACTTTGTTCCTGGATCTAATACGCCTGGCCATTCAGCTTCTTTTCCAATTGGCTGGAGCGTATACTTTACCTTCTCAAACATTGTTTGTCTTTTAGGTTTGCCGCTTTTAGTTTTCTTGTCTATACACAAGAAATCCATGTGCCCAGACCACCCAGGTGCTATGACAGGCATACCACTATATGCTGCTTCAAATAAAGGCAAACCATATCCTTCTCCATGTGTTGTAGTAACATATGCATATATGTCTGGATGTGTATATAATCCATGGATCTCTTCCTCTGTCATTGTTCCATGAACTAGATGTATCTTACATTTGCGATCTGGGTATGCTGAAAGAAGTCTGCTAATATTAGTCGTGCACCAATCACGATCTGCTATACTGTTTTTTACCTTACTAGTTTTGACAACCAGTCCGACATTTTCATCTTTAAACTCTTCTACAAACCATTTGATAGTATTTTCCAAATCTTTTCTTGGACCCCACTGTGAAACACAGAGAAAATTAAAATCTGTATCTAATTTCAATTTATCAGATAAATCCTGCGGTGTCTTATTCTTAATAGGGTAGTTGATTATGTCAATAGGTTTGGTCATTTCAATAACTTGACTTTGCCCTTGGTCATCCTGAAGCGATATCTTTTTATCTATAAACCCGCTTTTTGCATGTCTAGATGTTACGATTAGCCTATCCATCTGGTTTGCATTATAAATCCACTGTGGTGTCACACAATCTGTTTCTATCCCAGCGGTGATGCCAATATTTTTGGGAGCTACTGTCAAAAATTCATTTGGTATTGATACTGTGATTGCAAGATCATATGGACCTTTATACTGATGTGCTTTAGCTATAAGAAAGTCGTAATATTTTCTTTTGTGATCTGTATCTGTAATCCAGGGCATTTTACCCCAACCTGTAGGAGAAACATACAAATCAAATAGATCAGGTCTGCTAGATAATGCATCAACAACTAACCTTGCATGTTCACCATAACCACTACGAGATAGCAGTGGTGCTTGTATAACTACCTTTTTGGTCATATTACTCTGTGCTCCCATTTTTTATATGTTTTTCTATTCTCCCATGAACCATGCCGCTCATAAATGTCTAACATGATCTCAACCCATCGTTTTTGGAAGTTTTTGAAATTATAGTTCTTATCAACATGTTTCATTCCCAATTTACCTAATTCGTTTCGCTCTTCTGGGGATAGGTTGAACATTTTTTCTAGCGCATCTACAAAGTCGTTCTCATTGATTCGGTCTTCATATATCCATGGTACCTGCAAAGAACCGATTACTGCTTTTGAGGATGGCTCTATCCCAACACCAAACCAATTTTCACCATCTGTTACTTGCTCTTGTAAGCCGCCAGTCATATTAACAATAATTGGTGTGCCACAAGATAATGCTTCAAGAGTTCCTAATCCAAAACCTTCTGCATCAGAAATATTAATTGCAACATCAGCTATATTATATAACTGTGCCATATCAGACAAACCTATTTTACTAGTAGAGAATTGTACCTGTCCCTGAGTTAAGCCCAAGTGTGATGCAAGGACATCTAGTGGTTGCCCATGCGGATCTCTTAGATCTGTATGCATAATTAATGTTGCCTTATCGTGTCCTACCCGATCGCAAAATTGCTTCCACCAGAACAGCAGCGTGCCTGATTGTTTTCTTCTGGCATTCCTGTTTACCCATATTGCTACAAACTTATCTGTAAGATTATTCTTTTCTCTTAATTTAGAGGTTGTTTCTTCATCTAGTGGTTTGAATATATCTGCTCTGACAGCATGGGGTAAATACTCTTCTTCAACATCTGGAGCTACATTCTGTACAATGTCGCTTGTAACCTTAGAGATAGTAACAATTTTATCTGTTGAGTTATAGTAGACAGAATTGAATGTTGGATATGGCTTATTATCCCACACATGGTAATAGACCATTGGTACCAAACTTCTTATCTCATCTTCCATTTCCCACAACCAAGTGAAAAATCTAGGGTCTGTCATAAAATAAAGGATATCTGGCTTATGTACGTGTAATGCTGATCTTATTGACTCTTCTGTGCCATATCCATCAATTGGGTAGATAGTCCAAAGATCACCCCACTCTTTAGTCCTTACAGGATTATAATCATTGTGCTTTACCGCACCACCAAATGATATAATCTCAAACTTACCTGTTGCTAGCAAACCCTCTAGAATATATTTGGTCTGTGTACCAACACCAGAAGGTAGCAATGGATGGTCGCTAAGTGTGAGTATCTTAATTTTTTTGTCTGTCATGTTTTGTCCTCTTATTATCTACAATATTCAGTGTTCATAAATTCACACTTACCAAACCTATCAGCGCAGCTATTACAGTTAAGTTTGTTTTTAATGTAGTTTCCATTTTCTATATTATAAATCGCTTTTTGTAAAGCGTTAAGTGCATTTTTTATTCTTCTCTCTCCATTAGTCACTCTAACGAATTCTACTTTTTTACCTGATTTTGCTGTTCTTTTCAATAGAACAAAGTAGGTCTCAATATCCTTAAGGTCAATATCGTACTTTTTACCGTAAAAATATTTATAGAACGCCAACTGGTACGCTAAAGTTGAGTTAGATTTCTTTCTACTATCCCAACCCCACGATGTAGTCTTCCAATCAATGATATAAACCTTCTGATCGGTGTGGTTATACATCACCAGATCAATAAATCCCTTATATTTCTTTTTAGATCCTTCAATCTCTTCATACAACTGCTCTTCAGCAGCTAATACTTCCCATTTTTCCCCATACGGTCCAAATTGTTTGACTAACTCTGAGAAAACCTCTTTTACAATAGCATTTCCTTGCTCTAACCACTCTTTTACATTAAAATTTGATAAAATTTCCTTTTTTTCACCCTCGGGTAGCATTTGTAGCTCTTTTTTAAAGAAAAACTTGAAATTTTCCTCCATTTTTGGTATATTACCAGCATTTTCAGACACTAAGTCCTTTTCTATGGCTTCATGAAGAGCTTTTCCAAAAGCTGTGTATATATTTCCCTCAAAAGTCCCAATTTTATCAATATGACGGAGCTTATGAAAGTAAGGACAGACCTTCCAGTCCTTCCACTCGGAATAGGAGATATGTTTTTTCAATTTATCTTTCTTTTCTTGCTAAATTATGCAGTTCTGATATTTTTTTGTATAGTACAGGGCTGATCTTGTGCAGTTGTTTATCGTTGCCTAGGTAATACTGCTCAAAACCAACGGCAAAGTATTCTTTTAGCGATACCATTGCATATGGTCGGATAGAAATACCCGCTGTGACCATATTCATCATCCTTTTGCCAACCCTTTCATAGAAAAAGTAATCCAACTCTTTATTATATTCTGGGTCGGCTAAATTATATCGTGTTAGGTCATATCCCTCGGAAGCCAATTCAAAGTATAGCTGCTTTCTCTTGAGAAGAAATTCGTCTCGGATTGCCTTGTCACCATAAATATGGTCTGGATAGAGAGACTCAACATGGTGACCGATTTCGTGATAAATATCATCTAACATATCGCTACTGTCATCTTGCCTATTAGCACTAATATATAACTTCTTATCGCTTAGTGAGTACTTAGCTGAGATATCTCTTTCGTCAAACTCTTCCAAGTCAACTACTTCAATGCCATCCAGCTTTTTAAAGTAGGCTTTTGGAAGGCTACCTTTCACGGTGGTCAGAATCTTAGCCAAGTTAACATCATCTGGTAAGTCAGACTGAAGTTTTACGTCCACTGAATTGATGGATACGTTTTCTTGAATCAATGATGAGCGGTTCTTAATATAATCTATTGTTTTTGTCATAAAATCTCTGCTGCTATAGTCGCTAAACGACTTCTCTCCCCTTTAGATAGTGTTACATGCCCTGCAATGTCGTAATTTTTAAACTTTTCTATTGCGTAGGTTAATCCATTGGACACAGAATCTACATAAGAGTTGTCAATTTGTTGCACGTCTCCAGTAAGGACCAATTTAGTATTGTGCCCTACTCTTGTTATTATAGTCTTTAATTCGTGAGATGTTAAGTTTTGTGCTTCGTCAACAATAATATAGCAGTTGGCTATAGAACGACCACGGATGTAGGTCATAGCCTCTATTTCAATGACTCCAGTTTCTAACTGTTGGTCTAGTGCCATTCGGTCACCATAGAGATACTCTAGGTTATCTCTTAAGGGCGCAATCCAGGGCATCATCTTCTCTTCCATTGTACCAGGCAAG